GGCCAACGTGAACCTGCTTGCTGGTGAGATGCTGGTGCTCACGCAAGGCGGGGTGTGGCTGCACTACGATTCCAACGGCGGCCTCTACCCGAGCGTGGGGAACGCGGCGTCGCGGGCGGAAATGGAAGCGGGCACCGCGACAGACAAGTATGTGACGCCACAGGACATGAACTGGCACCCCGGTGTCTGCAAGGCGTGGGGCAAGCACGCGGTATCCGGGGCCGTCCCGCAGATGACGGCGACGTGGAACGTGACCTCGGTCACGGATTCCGGCGTATCTCGCGTGACCCCGGTTATCGCGACGGACTTTTCTTCGGCGAACTACTCGATCAGCGCAAACGCAGAGGCGGCCACGACGACGTACAGCGCGACGACGACGTGCTTGATCTGCGTCATCCGCAACGCGACGCCAAGCGTGACGCAGTTCACGCTTGATCTGTTGGAGATCGACATTGGGCAGGCAACCGACCCTGCTGCGTGGTACTGGCAAGCTTTCGGAGATCAGTGATGAACCTGAACCGCTCTGTGTTGATCGCAATGACGATGCCCGACGACAGCGTGCAGATCATGAATCTTGCTGTGGTTGCACGAGGGGATGTACTGCCAAGCGGGGCTGTGTGGCTCAAAGAGCCGGGTTGGTGGCTCCGCGATCCCGTTCCCTCGGTCATCGAGGACGAGATTAACAAGCTGTTCACGGCTGGCAACCGCCCGGTTAGCTGGCGGCGTGTGGAGCCTGGCGATTTGCCGAGCGACCGCGCCTATCGCCCTGCGTGGACTGATGACGGCAAGCGAGTTGTTCACGACATTGGCAAGGCGCGAGAGTCGCATCGCACGCTCATTCGGAAAATGCGTGCGCCAGCGATGGCGCAACTCGACGGTGAGTTCATGCGCGCACTTGGGCAGGGCAAGAAGGCGGAGCAGGACACCGTTGAAGCCGAGCGCCAGAAGTGGCGCGACGCTCCCGCTGATCCGCGCATCGACGCCGCGCAGAGCGTGGAAGAACTTAAACAACTCACTGTGGAGATTCACCGATGAAACGCATTGCACTAGTTTTTACTTTTGCTCTTTTCGCCCTGCCGGTGCTTGCCGGTCAGAACACGCTCTTGTGGGCGGATGCATCGGACAACGAAACCGCCTTCAACATCGAGCGCAAGGTCGGAGCCTGCACAGCCATCAGTAGCTTCTCCGAAATCGCCACGGTGGGCGCGAACGTCACGACTTACGTCGACCTGGCCGTCACCGAAGGCGTGACGTACTGCTACCGCGTGAGGGCATCGGGACCGGGGGGAACGTTCAGCGCGTACAGCAATACCGCTGACCGTCTCGTCCCTTTTACCGCCCCTGCCGCCCCTACGGGTCTGACGGTTGGACCTTAATCCGTTGGCTCAGATGCCTGATCGAGAATCGGCGTAGATAACCATGGCGATCATTGTCCAAGGTCGCGCAGTGTCGATCCCCTCGGGGCAGCGCCAGCTTTCACGTGACAACGTGCCAGACACGTTGACAATGCTGCTGCTCACGCTCAGATACTGCACCACTGCGACGCCTTTGTTTTGGGCTAACGCCGCCACAATCCTGCGCGTGACGCCTTGGCTCACCCTCGACGGTGGCGTGACTTGGAAACAGCGTGGGTTTTGGGAAACGAATGGCGGCATCCATCTCGATCATGGTGTCGAGGTTCCAGAGTCAACCTTCGGGTTCTCCTTGCTCCCCGGTACGAATCGGGAGCTGCGTCTCGACGTTGAGGTGCTTAACGGGCCACTTGCGTCCGAGGTTGACGTGGTGGCCGTATGACCATTCCAGCGCGCGTCGCCGGGCAAACCGACCAATTCGCCTTCACGACGAGCGGCACGTCAATCGGGATGACGTTCCCGCAGGACGTGGTTGTTGGCAATGCTATTGCAGTCGGGGCGTCCTCGGCCAACGTGGGTGCGGGCACTCTTGCTGACGACGCCACATTGACGGATGGCCTCAGCAACTCTTATGACAAAGACCTCACTCAGACGTTGGTAGACGAGTACCGCGACTACATCTATACCGGGAAGAATCTGACGACTGGCGGTGCTTGCACGGTGACGTATTCGCACGCCGGTCAAGGTGCCAATCGACGCACTGTGTGCGGAATGGAATACACAGCTTCTGGCGGACTCGCGCTAGATCAAGTCAACTCTGGCACTGGAACAGGAACAGCAGCCTCAAGCGGAAACATCACCACAACCGTTGCGGACGAACTTCTGTTTGCGATGTTTTCTGGGAACGGTGCAAACCCGACATGGACTGCTGGGACCAGTTGGACGATTCGTGGGCAAGACACGAATTCGCGTTCAGCGTTCGAAGAACGTTTTGTGACTGGAACAGGGACCTATGTCGGTGACGCGACGATTGACGCGAGCATGCAATGGATAGCGTTGGTGGCTAGCTATTACGAAGCAGGACTGCCACCGCCCGGTGCCAACGCCCCTACTGAACGTTCACACGGCTTTAACTTGCAGCAGATGGCCGACGCCGAGGATGAGGGGCGCTTCAACGAACTCGACGTGCGCAACTGGTGGCGTGAAGACTTGATGCCAGAACCGGCGTGAGGCGCGTGTGAGCTTGATCATCCAGCACTGGTTCGATGAGGACTTAGATGCGCCTGATGGAAGTATTACAGGGACTCTTGCGCGAACAAACGCGAACGACACCCAATCTGCATCAGGTAAGATCAACAACCGGGGTACTCTAGCCCAAGCTAATACAAACGATACTTCGGTAGTCACAGCTAAGGTCCGAGCCTCGGGCACGGTTGCACTAACAAACGCAGGTGATTCCAGCTCAGCTTCAGGTAAGGTAGCCACGAGAGGTACCGTAGTTCGGTCGGAAAGTGTTGACACTCCCTCCATATCAGGAAACGTCGTATCTGGCCCGATCTCAGGTACGGTGGCCCAAGCTGAGACGTCCGACACTTCTACGGTTACTGCAAAGATTAGAGTTCTCGGTACTCTTGCTCGTACCAATACTAACGATTCGAGTACAATCGCTGGCAAGGTGCGTTGGGTAGCAACGTTAGCCCGAACAGAGGCTCAAGACACCCCCAATTCTTCAGGTAAGGTACGAGTCACGGGTACTATTGCTCGTACCAATCTCTCTGATATCAGCAATGTAACAGCCAAAATCCGAGTAGTCGGTTCTCTCAGTCGCTCCGAGACAGTTGATAATAGATCAATCGCGGGTAAGGTCATAGTCAAGGGCTCACTAACCCAGACCAATGCCGCTGATATAATAGTGGCCTCGGGGACATTCGGCTCAGTCATTTCAGGTACAGTAGCTAAAGCGGAAGCCCATGATACCTCAGCTGCCAGCGGTAAGACCCGTGCAATTGGCACTGTCTCTCTTACTGAGCCTCACGATTCGCTGGCGTCCTCCGGCAAAGTCCGTAATCGAGCCACAGTCAATATCACGGGAGGTAATGATCTAAGTGCAACTACGGCGAAGATTATTGCTCATGGCACCTTAGCTAAAACTAATAGTCCAGACCTCTTGAGTGCTAGTGGTAAGCTCCGCTATGTTGGCTTAGTTGCCCGGACAGAAGTCAATGATTCCCCTGCCATAGCAGGTAAGATTCGTATCCTTGGCTCCACAGACAGAGTCGAGTCGCCAGATACTAGCACAATTTCTGTTAAGGGTACAGTCAAGGGTACCGTAAATGTCACGGAGGCTCGTGATATCATAGTCGCCCTCCAACAGCCTCCGTCTCCGCCAGCTAGCATCAGTAATGTGCTCAGAGGAGGCAGACGTGAGAGAATAGTTGATGGAGACCCAATTCGTGTAGTTACCGGATCTAAAGAACGAACCGTAAGGAGGCCTTAAATGTTTGATCCTAAAACCCTGCAAGAGGAAGACTCCTTTGCCTTCGACTTCACCGATCTCCTTGCGACAGGTGAGACAATCACGTCGGCACTCATCACGATCGATGTGATTAGCGGAGTAGATGCAAACCCAAGTGCGATGATTGCTGGGTCTCCGACCATAGCAGGGGCATTCGTTTCAGTCAAGCTCATCGGAGGAGTAGAAGGGGTCTTGTACTGCATCCACTGTCTTGCCACCTGCTCAACAGGTCTCAAGAAAGAGCTCAAGGGTGATCTTCGTGTTCGGGCGGATTGTTAAGCAGGCGTCCAAGACTAAGGCCTGCAGCTTGATTCCAGGGCCACTATGGCGCGACTGGCAGAATTAGAGGGCCAACTCGTGCGGTGCGAAAAGGAAGTATCCCAGGAGAAGGACGAGAAAGGTCTCTACGTCTTCCGTGATACCGACGGCTCCATTGGTATGTGGTCGCCGACGCCGGAGCGGATCGTATTCCACCACGTGAACACGGTCGCGGAAGCCCACGGTGTCAGGTTCCTTTGTCCTAAGTCGTTCGCCAAGAATAACGGACCGAAGGGTACACACTCTGTCTACATCTTCTTCAAGGGCTCGCCGTACGCTGGGCATAACAAAGACGGGAAGGAAGTACGTTGGAAAGTGGTAGGAGGCACGACGATTGACGATCTGCAACTAGCGCCGTCCATCCAGGAACAGGACGAGGGTATGCCGCCTGAGCATCAATGCAATTGGCACGGCTTTGTTGGATCGAGTGGAGTACCTCCGGGTCATGCAGCATAACCATTAAAAGACCATTAAATTCCTGGTGACTCTTTTCTAAGAGTCCTATATAATGGAGATATGGGAAGTCCTGTCAGAGGTACAGCGCACATCTTCATACGGGCTCAGGCGTCAAGCGATGAGCTACAGGTGAAGAAGTGGAACGGTCGTGACCACCTAGTTGTACCTACGGTCATGCTCGTCGAAGGTGTTCTTCACTCAAGCAACGCTCCCAATCCAGCACTCGCATTAGCGAGTGAATTCGGGATATTCCCGCAGGGCTGGGATGGTCGTCCGGTAGTTTACGGTCATCCTCAAGCTAACGGGGAACCAACTTCAGCCAACAGTCCTCAGGTCTGGGAAGACCAGGTCATTGGCCACCTCTTCGGTTCGGGTATGAAGGGGAAGAAGAAGCTTCGAACGTACATGTGGTTGGACAAAGAGAAAGCTCCCAAGGCTGAGCTCGAAGCCCTCGAGAGAGGCGAGTCAGTCGAAGTATCCACCGGTTTATACGCCCTGGAAGAACACGTCGAGGGCGACTTCGAAGGCAAGCAGTACAAGTCGATCTGGCGTAACATCGTGCCGGACCACCTCGCACTACTCCCGATGGGTTCCGTTGGCGCGTGTAGCATTGAAGATGGCTGCGGAGCTCCCAGGAACAACCTCTCGTTCTCGTACTCGAAGGATACCCCCATGTCGCCCTCTCCGCAAGTCGCAGCTGCAGTAGTAACCACAGCAGCCCCGCTCAACTGCGACAAGTGTGTGAAGGAGATCAAGGACAGTACACTCAAAGCCTTGAAGAACTTCTTTACGTCGGCAGGTCTCCAAACCAACGAGCTCTCCGACACCGATCGCCGTACAGCCCTGGAAGCGGCACTCGGAGCGGCCTACACCGACACTGGCTTCTGTATGATCCTTGCAGTATTCGCACAGAATCTAGTGTATGCCCATCTCAACATGGACACATGGGAATGGCACACCTACCAACGTACCTATTCGGTGGCGGAGGGCGGTGCAATCTCGCTCAGCGCCGACGTCACTGAAGTCAGGCCCGAGACGAAATACGTTCCACTCGTCATCGCAGTCGCTCAACCCACCACCAACGCAGGAGACCCAGCCATGAGCACCAGCAATCCGAACGGAGCGGCAGCGCAACCCGCCGCGAACGCAGCGCAACCCCAAGTCCCTGCGGCACAACCCGCAGTGCAACCAGTGCAACCAGCTGCACAACCAACTGCCCAGCCTGCGGCGGAGCCACAAGTGAACGCCGAGGTGAAGAAGGCCAAGAACCTCCAGGAGCTGATGGAGATGGCCGAGCCAGCCGTGAAGGAGCAGCTCCAGGGCATCATCAAGAGCAACACCGATCGCGCTGCGGCCCTGATCAAGGCGCTCGAAGGCAAGATCGGTCTATCCGCGGAAGAGCTGAAGGTCTTCTCGCTCGACAACCTGGAGAAGATGGCGGCAAAGCTGAACGTCGCTCCGCCTCCGGCCGATTTCTCCGGCGCCGCCGGTGGAGCCGTCAACACGAACGCCGCGGCCGCAATCAATGGCGGAGGTCAGCTGGACTTCACGCCAGCGACTCCGATGTTCGCGGAGAACCTGACGCCTCCAGTCAAGCAACAGGCGCCTCAGCGCCAGGCAGCGTAGCCCCAACGGGGCGCAGTACAGTCGTCACATAGTCGACGCACAATTAACTACCCTGAAAGGGCACTACCATGGCACGCAATACCATCTGGCTGAAGGGCGAAGGCCAAGTCAAGGAAGCCGCAGCTGCCGCCGGGATCACCCCGGGACACCTGATCTTCCGTAACACGTCCAACCAGTTCGCGGTACACGCAGTAGCGGAAGGCAACGCGTATCCGATGTTCGCCCTCGAGAAGGACTTCGTCGGCAAGGATCTCTCGTCCGCCTATGTGGCGACCGAGCAAGTCCAGGCCGTCATTCCGTTGGCCGGCGGAGAGATCAACGCACTGCTCCCCGCGAACGCTCTGGCAGTCGTCATCGGCGATGAGCTGGTGAGCAACGGCGACGGCACGCTGAAGAAAGTCACTGCCGGCGCGGTAACCGTGGGCAATCTGCGCCGAGTCGTGGCGCGCGCGCTCGAAGCCGTGGACAACTCCGCCGGAGGTACGGTGGTCCGCATCAAAGTCGAGACCGTCTAGGTCCCAGTTCAACCAGGAAAGGAAGGAAAGGAACCTCATGAATCCGAACCAAGTCGAAGGACTGGTGCATGGCGGTCAGTACGCACCGGGCTCCGTCGCCGCGAGACTGATGGCGAATGGGCTCAACATCAACGCTCTCCGCACCAACGATGTACTCCGCAAGGAGGAGTGGCTGCTGTTCGATCGCACCGTGATCGAGATCGCCAGACCGAGGCTCGTTGCCGTTGGCGATCTGATGTCTCGCAACCTCCGTATGCCGATCGCAAACGCGATGGGCACTACGGTCGTCCAACACGAGACGTCGAGCGACATGACGGCAGCCGATATCAACATGACGGGTCTGCCGGAAGGCGAGCGTGACCGGGTGCTGTTCAGCCAGGTGAACACGCCACTGCCGATCATCCACAAGGACTTTCAGTTGTCCTTGCGGAACCTCGAGTCGGGGCGTCGGATGGGTCAACCAGTCGACACCACGATGGCGGGAATCGCGGCCAGGAAAGTCGCGGACTCCGCGGAGGGCATGCTGTTCAACGGCGCCAGCGTCGTAGCCGGTGGCGGAACGATCTACGGCTACAAGAACCACCCGTCGCGCAACACGGGCTCGACCACGACGGACTGGGATCTCGGCACGACCACCGGCGAGGTGATTCTCGCCGACCTGATGGCGATGATTGCCAAGCAGGTTGCCGACAACATGTTCGGTCCGTACGTCGTGTACGTCAGCGTCGCGTCCTACGTTCGCCTGCTCGGCGACTTCAAGGCGGCCAGCGACAAGTCGATCATCTCACGCCTGCTGGAAATCCCGGAGATCGCAGCGATCCGGCCGACAACCCAGATTGCCACCGGTGCGGAAGTGCTGATGGTGCAAATGTCGACGGACGTCGTCGACTGGCTGGACGGCTTGCAGCCCACGACCGTGATGTGGGAGTCGCACGGCGGCATGATGATCCACTTCAAGGTCATGATGATCGGCGCGCCTCGGATCAAGGCCGACCAGTCGGGCCAGAGCGGAGTGGTGCACTACACGTAAGCCACCAGCGCGCGAGAAGTAGTACTCGAAGCAACGGTGGGAGAACCGTAAGATCCTCCCACCGTTTTGTAACCGTTCCAGGAGATCAGTCATGGCAAAGTTCAAGGTCGCAGCAGGCAAGCACCACCAGCGTCAAGCGGACGGGTCGGAGAAGACTTTCGTCCAAGGGGAAACCCTCGAAATGACGGCGAGCGAAGCCGCCAAGTTCCCGAACAAGTTCATCCCCGTTGTCGAAGACGACGAACCCGACGTACCCGACTCGGCGGTAGCCGCGGTAACAGCAGCAGCAGCTGCGGCGAAAGCGGCGGCGGCAAAGCTCACTGCAGCGGCCGGAGCGGCGAAACCTCCGGTCAAGTAACCGGGAGTCTCGATGGCTAGAGTAGCGCAGTCGGAAGTACGCGACATCGCGGGGTTGCCGAATGAGGCGGTTCCAGCGATCGTTGCTGCTATCCCCGTCTCCGCTACTCTGGTCGACGAGAACCTGGTAGGACAGGGGATGTCGGAGGCTACGCTCAAGAGTATCGAGCTCTTCCTTTCGGCCCACTTCGCAACACTGTCGTGGGAGAAGGGCCCATTAGCCTCTGTCAAGATCGGTGAAGCTGCTGAGCGGTACCACGATATCTACAAGGGCGGGTTCTCCTCAACTCGCTTCGGCCAACAGGCTCTCCTCCTAGACAAGTCAGGGAAGCTCGCAGCTATGTCGGCGAGTGCGACAAATCCGATGCGTCAAGCCGAATTTACTGTGATCGGATCACCTGACTTAAGCTCGGATTCCGATCTGGCGTGATATGGGTATCCTCACCGGTCGTCTCCCGCACAAACTCACCTGGTGGCGGGTCACTGGAGGAGATGGCTTTGGTGGCGACACCTTTGCAACTCCCCTTCTCATCGATGGGCGATGGGAGGATCGCCAGGAGACCTTCTATGGTACTCTGGATCGCCGAGAATTGATCAGCAAAGCTGTTGTCCTCGTGAACCAAGATGTTGCCGTAGGCGATTACCTTTGTCAGGGCAATAATGTCGCTTCTGCGAATCCAACAGCTCTCGCTGGTGCGCTGAAGATCCAGCGCTACGACAAGACTCCCGACCTTCGTAGCCTCGATGCAGTCCGGAGGGCGGTGCTCTAATGACCCGCGCCTTCATTGCTGACTTTAAGCCTCGGCTCCCCGGCCGTACTCGTGCTGGGTCGCCAGCGTATTTCCGTCGGAGTTCGATGATGGAGGCTAGGGAATCAATGGCTGAGGTCATCAAGAACTATAGCGACCTAATCAAGCATCTCAAGGGGGTTACCCCTGAGGTACTTCGCAATGCGCTCGAACCCGTCTTCGATAAGAGTCAGGAGTATGTACCTCAGAAGACGGGGGCTCTGAGAGCTTCTGGCGAACTTGAAGTTATTGGTGCCATGGGCTCTGCGCACGAGCCTGAAGGTTCAATTACCTACGGTAACTCGGAGGCGTGGTACGCAGCTCTAGTACACGAGTATGTGTGGCTCAACCACGAACCACCGACTCGAGCTAAGTATCTCCAGTCTGCCCTAGAAGAGGAGATAGACTCCTTCCTCTCTTCACTGGCAGTCGACTATGCAATGGCCCTGGGAGGAAGATAGTGAAAGATCCAGCCATCAGTGTGAAAGATGTCATCGTAGGGGCACCTCCTCTGGGTACCTTTGGAGCAGCCTCGGGATGGGGTGTTTACATTGGTGCCTTCCCCACAACCTTGGATACAGCAATCTTGGTGAATGCCACTGGTGGTCGGCCACCTTATCCACATCTCCTCTTGAACATGCCTTCGGTACAGGTAATGACGAGGGGTACGAAGAATGGCTATCAAGCTGCCCGCGATAAGCTTGAGGCAATTGTCAACCGTCTCCTAGGTATGGACACTACTGTCCTCCAAGGAGATACCTTCCGCTCTTGCAACCAGATCGGCGACATCGCCTACCTGGGGCAAGATGACAACACACGGCCGATGTTCTCAGCCAATTTCTGGTTTATAGTCGAACCCGCGGCACTGGCAGGCGGGCACAGAGTCGCAATCACGTAAAGGAAAGGACTAGCCATGGGTGCAAAGACGATTCACCTCTCCGCCGACGATATCACCTATCTCCTATTGCCGGGAGCCCAAGGGGAGATCTCGCGAGAGGGTGTTGCAATTGACGACACCATCTTCGGACAAACCTACAAGTCAGCCCTTACTGGGCCGATCACATGGGGCATTACCGCCAATGCCATCTACAAGGGCTACGCCGGCTATGTCGCCAAGCTCCTGAAGCCTGGAACGTCGACCTTGATGACAACTGAGGCAATGTCACTCGTCTCGGGTAAGACGTACCGCGTTACGGCAACGGCCAAGCGCTGTTTCGATCGCGCAAACGCTACGTTCAATGTGTTCGATGGTGGCGTGAACAAGAACGCCGAGCTGGACAACGTCAACTATGTGTTCGGCGAAGTAACGTTCAAGTCATCGTACACTGTTACGGGTGCGGTGACAGTCACCACCAACTACTTCCCGCTGATCTCGCTGGGCAAGTACACCGGGTACACGTTGAACATGACGGCGGATCCAATTCGGGATTCGGACATGCCAGCGCTTCAGGCAAACCTCGGGTATCACACCCATACTCCTGGGTTGAAGACGGTAAGTATCGAGCTCCCGACGGTATTCAACGCAACTGACGACTGGCCGAACCTGCTGGACGATCGTTCGGAGTACGTCATCGAGATCAACCCTGACGGGACAGCATTCTCAGGGTCGATTGGCCGGGGCTTCTTCCGGCTGATCTCGCAACGTCAGTCCGGCAACGTCGGGGCGTTGGAAGAAGAGAGCCTCCGTTTCGATCTGAACGTGCCATACTACCCGGCACAGCCGACTCTCACGTACCCCTTCGGGTGGTTCCACGCTCCAGCGACGCCAATTCCTGCAGCCATCAAGACGGCGCTCGATCGGTTTCTCGCGGATCTGCCTGTCTATGCGAGGTATCTGCACGATGGCGTCGCTGGCTGGAAGGGCTCGGGTGTCTTGACGAGTCTATCGCTGACCGCCGGTATGGAGTCGACAAACACGTTCGCAGTGAACGTGCAGATGAGCGGCGCGCCAACGGTGGTGTAACATCAGGTCCGAATCACCTGGAGGCAATGGTCTAAGCAGTTAATGTCCGGCGCCTCCAGGCCTATTTCAACGTAGAGTAGAGGAGTAGAACATGAGCACAGTACGCGATGCGGTGAGAGCAAAGATCCTTGGCGAGAAGCCGGGGCACTCGGCAGTGGAGCTGGATGATGGCTCCGTTATCGAGGTACGCCAGTTGACGGTGGGACAGATGCTGGATACCGTCAATGAAACGGATATCAAGAAGCGTATGGCGCGCTACTTGATCGAGTGCTGTTTCGTTCCTGACTCCGAAGATCGGGTGTTCGAGGAGGCTGACTTCGATGTCTTGATGACGCTTCCATCTGGTGGCTCGTACCAGAAGCTGATGGACGCCATCAACAAGATGCTCTTACCGGTGCAGGTAGGAGAAGCAAAAAAAGACTAAGGCAGGACACTTACCAGTTTCTCGTGCAATCCGTAGGGTACCACCTAGGAAAGACCGAGAAAGAGGTAAGGGCGATGGGCGGCGACGAGTTTGCTCGTTGGGTCACGTTCATAAAGGACGTCGTGAATGGCAGCCAGGCGGACAGTCGATCTCGGCACGGTCGGGTTCGGTCTCGTACCTGATACTAGGGCGCTCGAGCAGTCCCTAACCGTACTGAAAAAGTACGGCAAAGAAGTTGAGCGCCTAGGTCAAGTCGAGGACGAGGTCGTCCAGAAGCAGTACCGAAAGTTCGCAGCGATCGAGCGGACTCTCTCGAGTCTCCTTGCCCGCACGATCGCTACTACAACTCGCATGCGCGAAGCTGGAGTTGCAGTTCCAGAGATTGACAAGGTCGAGCAGGCGTATAAACGCGTCAACCGTACTCTCACAGAGCAGGCCGATCTACTAACGAAGGCTCAGATCTCTCGAGCCACAGTAGGTATGTCGGCAGTTCTCGGTGCAGGTAACCGCCTCGCAGGTGTCGGTGAGATCAACAAGTTTGCGTTGGGCTTCAGGGATCTGGAGAGAGCTGCGATCCTTGCACTAGGTCCCCTCAGTGGAATCGGTGCTCGCCTTGCTGTAATGTCCGCCCTATTCGAATCGACCTCCGTCAAGATGGCATTGTTCATCGGGGGCATTACAGGGGTTGCTGCCGGTACAGCAATATTAGCGACAGCGAGTGTGAAGGCCGTAATCGATATGCAGAGGTTTGATGCCCAATTGACCTCTTCAACAGGTTCAGCAGCTCTGACGGGCGATGCGTACACCTACGTTCTGGGAGTAGCAAACAAACTCGGTCAGAACGTTCGGAACCTGATCGAACCTTACGCCAAGTTCACAACGGCCGCTAGGCTATCAAACGTTACCCTAGAGGATCAGCGGAAGATATTCGAGGCTGCCACGATTGCTGGTACGGCCATGAAGCTGAACGGCGAACGTATGGGGCTTGTGTTTCTGGCCCTAGAGCAGATGCTGTCCAAAGGAACAGTGTCGATGGAAGAACTCCGCCGCCAATTGGGCGACCTCTTACCAGGCTCCTTCGAGTTGGCTGCCAAATCCATGGGCGTAACAACTAGTGAGTTCGCCAAGATGATCAAGAGTGGCGAGGTCATGGCTAAGGATATGCTGCCGAAATTGGCGACTTTGTGGGTACAAGTATTTGGCCCCGGTGCATTGCAGGCTGCAGAGAACTTGCAAGCGGAGATGCAAAGGGTAGGTACGTCAGTGTTCGAGCTACTCAAGAGGTTTGATCAAGCCGCTGGATTCAGTGAGATATTCCGCAAGACAGTCGTGGCAACGAGGCTAACACTCGACTTCCTAGCTCATAACATGGAACAGATCATCTCTCTGTTCGGTGCCCTGGCAGGAGCCGGGGCGGGCATGGCTGTACTAATGATCTTCTCCAGGTTACCTACCCTAATAGCGGCGACCGCATCAGCAGTCAGGGCTCTCACCGCTGCTACTCTAGCTCTGGACTTCGCCTTAATCGTCTCAGGGTGGGGTGCAATTCTCAAACAGATCGCCAAGGTCGCCATTGTACTAGGTGGCGCAGCTATTGGCTACGCCTATCTGACTCGGGAGCAGAAGTCCGCCTCCGAGACAATGGACGAGTGGATTACCAAATCTAAGGACTGGATCAACGTCCAGGAAGAGATCGGGTCCGCACACAAGCAGACTACGGAGGAGATGAAACAGGGTACGGCGACGCGACTCCGGTTGGTATACGCAGAACTCGGAGCAATTCAGGCACAGCTAGCTGTTGCCTTAGCGCAAGCAGAGAGTGCAGCCCAGAACAGCGCGGCCCGAATGACTCTATCTCGCGGTGGCAAGTCGACTCTTGCGGCTCCGCCGGATCCAAGTCAGGACCCCGCCGTCAAGGCTCTTCAAGCCCGTCTTGACAAGGTTAAGGAGATCTCCCTGGAGATGGAGAACTTCCTCGAGAGGGCGAACGTTCTTAAGATCGACAAGCCGAACGTCGGTGAGGTTATAGGTACGCAGTGGGAGAACTGGATCAAGAAGATTCAGGAGAACATCCGCACATTTACGAGTCTCTCGGAACAGATTAAGGCCGCTGATTTCGGGCATGAGGCAATGCAGCAAGCCGAGGCAATGGGTAAAGCCATCGAGATGATGGCTGATCAGCCCGAGAAGCAGCGTGGTAGCCTTGCGAACATCTCCAAGTCCCTCAGAGAGGCGGGATTTGAAGGTAAGAACCTGACAGAACAACTAACTGCGATGTTCCTGGCGATCGACAAGAACAAGGAATCGCTTAAGGAGCTAGAGGCCTTCCCGAAGAAGTTCGCCACGGCTGGTGCCGCGATCCGGAAGATGTTCGAGGATGTAGGAGCTCGACGCGAAGCAGCTCTTAGCGCGAAGCCGGAGGAACTTGCCCAGCAGAAACAGCTCGAGTTGCACGTCGTTGCTTTGACCCAGCATCTGAACGACCAACGATTGGCACAAGAGAAGGTCAACGAGATAGTCGAGGTCTTCAGGCAGAAGTGGAAGGAGATGGCGGAAGCCGAAACAGCCTCTGCACAGATCAAGAAGGTTACTCAGGAACTGGAACGCTTGGATAACCAGATTGGCGACACGACGCAGCGCTCCCTTGAGCAGTTCAAGGATCGGATGGACCTAGCCTTCCGAGCTCTCCAGTTGGGTATCGGTAGTATTGAAGACTACTGGCGGAGGGTTCAGACTATCCAGGACGATCTGAGTCGGACAGTCCTGGACAGAACAACACTCTTCGGACGTAGTATTCGCGAGGTATTCCGGGACGTCGAGAATAGCATTGCTGACTCGATGGCCAGAACAACTCTGGGGCTGGAGACGAGTTGGCGCGACGTATTCAACAAGATTGCTCAGGAGGCACTATCGTTCGTGTACAAGATGGCGGTTGTGCAACCAGTCATGACAGCTTTATTCGGGAGTATGTACACCCAAAAGCACCAGGTCGGAGAGGGCTTACTTGAGCCCTTCTTACGTGCAATAGCCGGAGGCCAAGGAACATCGACCTACAACCCTGGTAATCTTTACCAGTCAGGTGAAGCTCCGATCGACTGGGGTGGTAACTACGCTACAGGAGGTAGCTTTACAGTCGGGGGTTCAGGCGCAGCTGACAGCCGAATGATCGCTATGGGAGTTACTCCAGGCGAACGTATCGATGTCATGACCCCGGATCAGCAGCGCTCAGGAGGAATGCCCAACATAATGATCAATATCAAGAACGAGTCAGGGCAACCAATCGAGCAGACGCAGTCAGCCCCTCGAATGGAGGGTGATGTAGTAGTGATCGATCTCTTGATCCGGCGTCTGATGAAAGACGCGGGTTCCCGAAACCAACTGCGGAGCTTGTTGTCTACAGCTCCCCAATACTAACTAGTCCCCTACCATGGCAGATTTCCCGCACTCCTACGCAAAGGTCCTAGCCGAAGGCTATGAGAAGGATCGAGCTAGTGCTGTGGCTCGGACATCAATGGAAGATGGAATGGTAAAACAGCTACGTACCAAGAGTCGCGTCCTCGTGACGCGAGCTTTCGTGGTAGGTCTCGCGTCGCTGGCAAACTATCAAGCCTTCATCACTTGGTTCCAGACCGACATCGACTATGGTGCGATGTGGTTCAATTTCACGGATCCTGAGGATAGTGTCGTTCGTCAGGCTCGTATTGTGAACAAGCTGGATAAGGAACGTCCGCTTGTTGGTCTGGGTCAGTGGCGTATTCCGGTCCAGATCGAAACTTGGAGTGGTTAGTATCCATGCCTAGACTCAGCTACACTGCCAATTTCAAGGAGAAAACCGGATCTACGACCGGTGAGGAGCCGTTCTATCTGCTGGAGATTAGCCATCCTGATCTTGAGGCTCCAGGAGTAGTAAGAGTGGTAAACGATACTCAGGATCTCGTCCATCTGGGCAACACGTTCACAGCATGTGGCTTTCGGGTTCAGTTTCCGGAAGACGTCGCCCAGACAATGCCACGAGTCCCGATCTCGATTGACAACATCGGTCGTGAACTTACATCCTGGTTAGATGCCTCCAGTGGAGGCAAAGGAGCTCAGGTCCGTATTATTCAGGTAATGCGCGATACTCCAGACGTGATCGAGCAGGAATATGCTATGACCCTTCTCAATACCCGGCAGGATATTATGGAGGTATCGGGAGAGTTGGGTTATGGAAATATGCTCGATATGTCTGCCCTCGCCATACTGTATTCGCAAGAGTCCGCATCGGGACTCTTCTGATGAACTTCTCTCACTGGTCCAATAAGTACGTAGGCAAGGTGTACGTCGCAGAGGAGTATGACTGTGGTGAGATGGTTAGAGAGGTTCAAATTCAGGAATTTCATCGCACTGTGCTCATTCCTACGGAGCGTAGTTACAGAGGCAAGCAGGGGAGAGAGAAGCTACGTGAGACAGCAAGACAGATCCTTCTGGAACGTGATCGTGTCGCTGTTCGAACCGAGACTCCAGTTGATGGAGACGCCGTCCTGATGTTTAGTGGCTCGAAAGCGATGCACGTTGGCGTCTACTGTCTCATCAACGGCGAAGCGTGGGTGCTACATTGTGCTGAACGTGTGGCGCAGGTAATACGTACACGCGTGCGCGAGCTAGATCCCCGAGGATTCAGGCTAGAAGGGTACTACAAGTGGAAATGAGCCTACCCGCCGAGATCCAACAGAGGCCAACACTCGTTTGGTCTCCACATCCTTTCCAGAGGAGTGAAGGACGGGAGGTCATCTGTGCTCTATTTCAGCCAAACGAGACTCTACTCGAATATCTCCAGAGGGTAGGTATCCTGGAGAAGATGGGGCGTCAGCCCTTTATTCTTACAATTGATGGTCGTCAAGTACCTAGAGCTCTATGGGGAAGATGCCATCCGAAACTCGGGACCCAGATTAACCTCTACGCCACGGTCCGCGGTAGCAGTGGTAATGGTCAGAAGAAGAACCCTATCATGATTATTGCCATGATTGCCCTCTACTACTACGCTCCGTATCTCGCGGGTGAGTTTGCAGGAGTGGGAGCGACCGCGGGGGAGCTTGCGCTATGGAAGGCTGGTATCTTAGTCGTTGGCGGGATGATTATTAGTCAGGTCTTTCCACCACCGCGGCCTAACCTGTCTAGAGCTCAGGGCTTGGATAATGACTCCCCGACCTATTCAGTTACCGGAGGTTCCAATCGGGCTCGTCTGTACGAGCCTATGCCAAAGATCATTGGGACAACCCGAATCTTCCCCGATCTCGGTATAATTCCCTACACTGAGTTTGAAGGTTCAGACCAGATTCTGTATCAGGTCTTCAACTTCGGCTATAACGACGTTGTGCTTAGTGAATGGAAGATTGGGGAAACACCGATTGGGAACTTCGTTGGTGTAACTATGCAAGAGTCAGGCCTAGACGGTGTACTTACTCTCTTTCCCGGTAACGTAGACGCAGCTGAAGGAGCGCCTCTCGTTGTACCCAACGAGTGGATACAACGTACTACTAGCTCAGATACCACCGGGATCGCAGTCGAGATTGCCGGTAGTCTCTTCAGAATTGCTGCAGAGGGGCTGCTAGTAATTGGGGCAGAGATCGAGATCGAGTACCGGACTATAGGATCGGGCTCCTGGACTCCGCTGGACT